GTAAATTAGCTGTTGTAAGATTCCATAAGCTAAATAATAAGATCAACATCCTTTCAGATGATCTTGAAGATCTTAAAGCTGCGTCGATAATCTACAAAGCAACTATTGATAATCAACTTACAAACGAAATGCTTGCCGATGAGGAGGCGGCTGAAGAAACAGAATAAAATTTACGGGGGTCTATATGGCCCCCTTTTTCTGGAGAACTATATGGCCTTTGTTAAGTATCATTTGCCCTGTGATAAATGTGGCGGCAGTGATCCAGTATCTGTTGATCAAGACGGTCACGGATATTGTTTTAGTTGTAATACTTATTTACGAGACTACGATAAAGGAGGATCTATCCCCGATATTAAAACCTACCAGCGGAATGCTAATATGGGTAATGACGAAGGAACTTTCCAAGCACTAGATGACAGGGGTATTTCTTTAGATACCGCTAAAAAGTATGGTGTGAAGTCTAGTCCTAATACTCATTACTACCCCTACTATATCTCTAATGAGATGGTATCTACTAAGATTCGTTACTGTAAAGATAAAGACTTTTCATGGCGCGGATCTACGAAAGGAGTAATGTTATTTGGTCAGCAAGCTTTTCAATCAGGAGGTAAATTTGTTACCCTAGTTGAGGGCGAATGTGATGCTATGGCAGCATACGAACTGCTAGGTTCTAAGTGGCCTGTAGTGTCAGTAAAGAACGGGGCTGGCGGTGCAGTCAAAGATGTTAAAGAAAACTTAGAGTTCTTAGAATCCTTTGATTGTGTAGTCATCAACTTTGATAATGATAAAGTAGGTAAGGATGCTGCTCGGCAGGTCGCTAGAGTATTGCGTCCCGGCAAAGCTAAAATACTTTTCCTTCCAGAGGAGTTTAAAGATGCGAATGATATGCTCAAGCAGCGTAGGCAGAAAGCCTATGTCACTGCTTGGTGGGCAGCTAAAAGCTACACGCCTTCTGGCATCGTTAATGTTTCTGATATGGGCGATGAGTATTTCAATAGACCTACAGTAGCTTCTGTACCCTATCCTTGGCAGGGCTTAAATAAAAAGCTTTATGGTATGAGGCAGGGTGAGTTGGTTACTCTTACTGGAGGCACGGGCCTTGGTAAGTCTTCTATCACTAGAGAAATTGAACACTGGCTGATTAAGAATACAAAAGATCGTGTAGGTATTCTGGCTCTTGAAGAAAACAAGAACCGTACAGTGGACGGAGTTGTTTCTATTGAGGCCAATACTAAACTGTATATTAATCAGATTAGAGAAGAGTTCCCTGAAGACGAATGGCGAGCGCACTACAATAGTTTATTTGCAGGTGAATCTAAAGATAGACTGTGGATCTACTCACACTTAGGGCAGCACGACATAGAAGAAATCTTTTCTAAGATACGCTATCTGACAATCGGCTGCGACTGTAAGTGGGTAATTGTGGATCACTTACATATGCTAGTATCTTCTATGATTGACGGTGATGAGAGGAGATCAATAGATAGTATTATGACTCGCCTAAGATCTATGGTGGAGGAGACAGGGGCAGGTATGATTCTTGTATCTCATCTACGCAGAGTAGAGGGTAACAAGGGACACGAGCAGGGCGTTACAGTAGGGCTATCACATCTTCGTGGCAGTCAATCTATTGCACAGCTAAGCGATTGTGTTATTGCCTTAGAGCGCAACCAGCAGAGTGACGATCCTGAAGAGGCCAACACCACACATCTTAGAGTATTAAAATCACGGTACACTGGTGACGTTGGTATGGCTTCTCATTTAGTTTACGATAACGAAACTGGTAGGTTAAGTGAACGGTTTGATGACGAGTCTGATGAGTTTCACGATGAATCTGACGGGATACCTTTCTAATGGAATTAGTATTTGATATAGAAACAGATGCTGTAGAAGCTACAAAAGTCTGGTGTATCGTAGCTTATGATATTGAGAAAGAAAAGATATATTCTTTTAAGCCTGATGAGCTTGATGCTGGCGTTAGTTTACTAACTAAAGCTACCAAACTTATAGGCCACAATATCGTAGGCTTTGATGTGCCGATGATTAAAAAGTTTTTTAATGTAGACTTAGCAGAAACGGCAACACTAATAGATACGCTAGTATTATCTAGGCTTTTTAATCCTACTAGAGAAGGCGGTCACGCCCTTGCTGGTTGGGGTTACAGGCTTGGACATCCTAAAGGAGACTTTAAAGAGTTTACCGAATACACTGAAGAGATGATGAAGTATTGCATCAATGATGTTCTTGTTAACGCTAAAGTGTTTCAACATCTTAAACAGGAAAGCAAAGGCTTCTCTGCTCAATCAGTTGAGATAGAACACAAGGTTGCTGCATTAGTAGACAACCAGCGGAAGCATGGTTTCCTGCTGGACATGAAAGCTACAACAATACTACAAGCTGAGCTTGAAGATGAGTTGAGTTCTGTCATGGCTGAAGTTCGTAAAGAGTTTAAGCCTAGAGCAGAGGTGTTCACTTTAAGAATAGCACACAATGCTAATGGTGCAGTCTCTAGATTTGCTAGTTGTAGAGAACTTAAAAAGCGTGTGCGTCTTGATGACGATGAATACGCTCAGATCTGTGAGCATAAGAAAATAAAAAGAGTTATACGCACAGACTTTAACTTAGGCTCAAGACAACAGATAGGACAGTATTTGCAGGAGTTTGGGTGGAAGCCTAAAAAGTTTACGCCTACAGGTCAGCCAGTAATAGATGAAACTACTCTTAAAAAGATTAAAAATATACCTCAAGCACAGTTGATTGCTAGATACTTAATGCTGCAAAAGCGATTAGGTATGGTAACTTCTTGGCTGGAAGAGGTAGAGGAAGATGATAGGATTCATGGGTATGTGAACCACAACGGTGCGGTTACTGGAAGGATGACTCACAGATCTCCTAACACCGCACAGATTGTAAGTAGTAATTCAGAGTACGGGAAAGAGTGTCGGACTTGCTGGACTGTACCTTCAGGTAAAAAGCTAGTGGGTATAGACGCTTCTGGATTAGAGCTTAGAATGTTAGCGCATTATTTAGACGATGAGGAATACACAAATGAAATCATTAACGGAGACATCCACACTCATAACCAAAGAATTGCGGGACTTGAATCAAGAAGTCAGGGAAAAACTTTCATCTACGCGCTACTCTACGGAGCGGGAGATCCCAAGCTTGGAACAGTGGTTGGGGGAGGCAGAGATGTTGGTGCGAGACTTAGAAAATTATTCTTTGATAATCTCCCAGCATTTAAAACTCTTAAGGATAGAGTGGGACGAGCATCTAAAAAAGGCTATATCAAAGCCTTAGATGGTCGCAAGTTAATTGTTCGGAGCCAACACGCAGCACTAAATACTTTACTTCAAGGCGCTGGAGCCATTGTAATGAAGAAAGCATTGATGCTTTTCACAGAGTATACTAAAGACTTAGATGCTCATGTAGTAGCTAATGTCCACGACGAATGGCAAGTAGAAAGCTCAGCAGATGTTGCAGAAGAAGTAGGTAAGATGGGTGTCAAAGCTATTAAGGATGCTGGCCTGTCGTTTAATTTAGTTTGTCCTTTGGATGGCGAATACAAAATAGGAGACAACTGGTATGACACGCACTAATATTCCTGAAAACCCTATGGGTAAATATATAAAGTACCCTGAAAGATATAAGTTTGTAGAAGGAGAATGGTGGTATTATTACCCTGAAGACGGTAGTAGTATTAAAACTGGTGGTCATATTAGAGAAAGAGCAGCCACCTTGAGGAAAAGAGTAAACTCTTATATGCACGTAGACGGTAAATATATATCTAAAAAACATCCTCTTTACAAACCCGGAAGATACAAAGGATTTACTGATGCAGCTTTCAGCTCTTTAGAAAATTACGAGGCTTCTAAAGAAGGTCAAGTATATGTTATATGCAACCCTGCTTTTCCTAGCTGGTGCAAAGTAGGTATGGCTGTAGACGCACAGGATAGATTAAAGCAGTATCAAACATCATCGCCCTATAGGGACTATGAAATAGTAAAAGTATATAATACTCACAATAGAAGAGAGGCTGAATCACAAGCACATGCTCTTCTTCAAAAGCATTATGCACGTAGAGGCGAGTGGTTTTTTTGTGATGTTAATCTTGCTGTTAATAAATTAGATTCTTTATTTGAGAGGAAACAACTTGAGTTATTCTAGTGACGGTAATCATTGGTACGATCAAGAGGGTAATCCTAAATATACTATTGTGGGAGCCAACGGAGTAGAAAGGAACACTACACTTAGAGATGCTAAGAAACATAACTATGTGCCTTCCGTAACTACTGTAATGAATTTAATAGCCAAGCCTTCGTTGGAGCATTGGAAGTTAACTCAAGCCCTCAAAACTTCTATGACCGTACCAAGGGGCGACGGAGAATCTTTAGAGTCTTTTGTGTACAGGTGCATACAAGACTCTAAAGAAATAGGATTGAATGCCGCAAAAGAAGGAACAAGAATACACGACCTAATAGAAAAAGGATTTACACACAACGAGCGCAGCGCCCCTTACGATGTTATAAAAGAATACTTAGACGCTAACTACCCTAACCAAGAGTGGATAGCAGAAGGGTCTTTCTGTGCTGAGCTAGGGTACGGAGGTAAAATAGATTTACATTCTAAGGAAGGAATCTTTATAGACTTTAAGACTAAAGATAACATACACAATAAAGAACCCTCTAAGTTAGCCTACGATGAGTACGGAATGCAGTTATCAGCTTACGCCCAAGGATGCGGCTTTGTAGATAAAGCAGAAAGAGTATCTATATTTGTTGACAGACAAGACACGGGATACATTTCTTGCTACAAATGGGATGAAGATACACATTCTAAGCACAGGGATATGTTTAATAGTATACTTTCATATTGGAAGCTTGTAAAAAATTACGATTCTGCTAGACAAAAGTAATATCTTTTGATATTATATTGGGTCTTTTACCAAGGATACTACATGAATTCAAAGACAATGAAAAAGATAAACAAGCACGCAGACCTATTGCTTTTAGATTGGCTCAAGACTCTTATATCAGAAGAAGAACATTCTAAAGTAAATCTTAAAAATTTAAGATCTTTCTTGCCTGATGCCAATTATTTTTTTGCTGATAAATCTATACGTTTAAGTTTTTATAGTCCTAAATGGACTGTAAAAAGTTTAAAGAAATTAGTATCTCAAGGAGTAGAACTGACAAGTATAACCATGACAGACTTAGAAAATTTAGCTAAGAAATGACCACAAAAAAAAGAGTAAGAAGCGGTAAGCGTAAAGCAAGAGTACCCCGCCCTAAGAAAATTGTAGCTCCTAACAATCATAAGTATGATTCTATATGGGAAGCAGTGCTGCACGAATCAATATTAAAAGATTGGGAGCATCATGTAGACTATGTAGAATATGTAATAGAGCATAAATACGAGCCTGACTTTGTTCGTAAAATAGGAAATAAAAAAATACTACTTGAGTCTAAGGGTAGGTTTTGGGACTTTGCAGAGTACAATAAATATGTATGGATTAAAAAACACTTACCTAAAAACACTGAGCTTGTATTCTTATTTGCAAATCCTTCGGCCCCTATGCCGGGAGCTAAACGAAGAAAAGATGGAACTAAAAGATCTCACGCTGAGTGGGCGTGGAAGAATGGCTTTAGATGGTTTAGTGAAGACAGTATCCCTGATGCGTGGATTGATGTGAAAGCTAAAGAGTCTGAAGATTTTAAAAATAGAAATAGTAAACTTAACTTGGAGATGGAATGAGTATTGACGATGCAACACCAGAAGAGTGGAGTAACTTAAATAGGAAAGATACAGAAGATTGGGATGGGCCTAATGATCACCCTGTATACGGTGAAAACATACCTGATAATCGTTTGGGTAAATCGTATTCTAATTTAATAAACACTATGGTAGATCACCCAGCGCATTATAATAATGGA